TGGAGATAGCCAAGCTGATGCGCCGCCACCACTCGACAGTACACCACGGCTTGGAGGTCATCTACGTCTTGCAATCCACGATGAAGATGTACCCATGGCTGAAAGAAGTTAAGCGCTACGAACCGCATAACATAATGCCAAAGAATACTATGTATATTTGCGATCAATGTGGAGGCACGTACGATCATACTAACGCTTTACACAAGCGGCAAGCTGCGCCAGATAGCGCGGCAACTGGCAACGCCTGACCTTGCGCCTGACCTCGAACATGAACTCGTCATCCGCTTATATGAAAAACCAGCCGATAAGATCGAAGCAATGCACGCAGGAGGTTACCTCAACTTCTACGTCGTGCGAATGGCTATCAACCTATACCGAAGTCGCAACTCTAAATTTCAGCGCGACTTCCGACACAATGAGCTGCGTGAGGAAATCAGCGAGATACAGCTGGAAGCAGCTGATGAGCCGTATGATGAGCGGCCTGATGCGATTTTTCAACGCGCGCTCAAAGTCATGGATAGCTGGGCAAAAGCCGGTGCCTACCCCTACGACAAGCAGCTATTCCTCCTATGGCTCGAACTGGGCAACAAGAAACTCATCGAGCGCCACACCAAGATACCTTGGCGATCAATTTCATACACCATCAACAACTGCAAACAAAAATTAAAACATGAACTTGGATCTGATTACCATCTTGCTTTTGGCGGCATTGACTGCCTTGGCGATGAACCGCTATAACGTACTACCCTCGTGGTACTACCGCTATGCCAAGTGCAAGCCGCTGAACTGCATGACCTGCCTTGCCTTTTGGTGGGGCGTCGTCCTGACCATCGCCGCGTCAAACATCCCTTGGCTACTTGCTATTCCTGTCGGTCTTTCTTCCGCTGGGCTTACGGTGCTGATCATTAAACTGTCGGAGAAATGACACTTGACGAAGCAATGCAGGTGCTATCGGTAAAGCACAAGCTCGACGGCTACTACGCTTCGCAGACGATGTCGCTCTCACCGGGCGAGGTGTCGATGCTGGAGAACGTCGCCAACGCCAACGGCTACGGACGAACGAACTGGTGGTGCGGATCATGCGCCGTTTCGCGGCTGCAGGAGATGATGGCGGACGCACAGGAATCACGCGCACGATTTGCGAGTTAATGATATTTACTACTATGCCACTACCTACACCAGCAGACAGCGAAAGCAAAACGGACTTCATCCAGCGTTGCATGGGTGATGACAAAACTGCCAGCGAGTTCCCGAGCCAGCAGCAGCGCTACCTCGTTTGCGCGAGGCAATGGGAGGCAGACCGAAACGCCTTTGCTGAAACATACGCGGACTACGGCGAGGGTGTGCGCAACAACGCCAAGCGCGGCATTGAGCTGAACGAGCGCAACGGCAACAAGTGCGCGACGCAGACCGGCAAGGTCAGAGCGCAGCAGCTTGCCAAGGGCGAAGGGATCAGCGTTGAAACGATCAAGCGGATGCACAGCTACCTATCGCGCGCGGAAACATACTACGATAACTCGGACAGCACGAGCGACTGCGGATACATCAGCTACCTGCTTTGGGGCGGCAAGGCTGCGCTTGGGTGGAGCAGGAACAAGCTACGAGAATTAGGTGAACTAAACGAAGACTGACATGCAGACACAACCCGACATCACAGCAGAACAGGACGCACGCGCACTCGACTGGCAGGATCGCGGACATCTGTTGACAAACCTGTCAAACGTCTTGGATTCGCTGGAAGAAAGCACAGCGCCAAACGCGATGCACGCCAAGGTCGCGGTGGTAGAGAAGATTATTGACATCGTTACAAACATGGAGGCGTAATGGGAAAGCCGCTGAACTTTGAAACACCAGAGGCAATGTGGGATGCATTTTCCGACTATTGCAAGAAAGCGAAGGCAACGCCTGTGCTTGTTGAGGACTATGTTGGCGTTAAAGCTGACAAAGTGCATCGTGAGCGCGAGAACCCGCTGACGTTTGAGGGCTTTCAGGTCTACTGCTATGAGCAGGGCATTGGCAAAAGCATTGATCAATACTTCACAAATCCCGATGGGAGATACGACCGTTATGTGGATGTCTGTACGCGCATCAAGACCACTATCCGCGCTGACCAGATCAGGGGCGGCATGTGCGGTATCTACAACACAAGCATCACGCAGCGCCTTAACGGCTTGGCGGAGAAAACACACAACGAAGTCAAAATTGAGCAACCTCTCTTCAATGACTGACGCAATCACCGAAGCCGTTGTTGCTCAACTTCGCACAAGAGCGGAAAAGGGCAGGGAGAAGTACGGCACTACGATGGAGCGCGATGACCTGACGCTGATCCAGTGGTTGCAGCACTTGCAGGAGGAGTTGATGGATGCGGCGGTATATGTTGAGAAGCTAAAGCAGACAGGTGGACTTTAAGTACACAACAGCAATCAACCGCATACGGCGGATGACTGCCCGAAAGAAGATAATTCAGGGCGGTACATCCGCTGGATACTTGCCCCCGCTTTAACGAGCGGGGGAGGAAAAACATACGCCATCCTTGCAGTCCTGATACACATAGCTGCCAAGGCAAAAACGGAAATCAGCGTCGTATCTGAATCCATACCACACCTCCGCCGTGGCGCAATGAAGGACTTCGGCAAGGTCATGCAGTGGACGAACCGCTGGCGCGATGAAGGCTGGAACAAAACGCTGTTGACATACACCTTTGCGAATGGCAGCACGATTGAGTTTTTCAGTGCTGATCAAGAGGCGAAGCTACGCGGCGCACGGCGGCAGGTGCTATATATCAACGAGGCTAACAACATCGACTTCGAGGCGTACCATCAGCTGGCCATAAGAACGAGCGAAGCCATCTACATCGACTTCAACCCGGTGTCGGAGTTCTGGGCGCATACGGAGGTCTTGGCAGAGCAGGACAGTGAGTTGATCGTGCTGACCTACCGCGACAACGAGGCGCTGCCAGCGACGATCCGCGATGACATCGAAGCGGCGCAGGTCAAGGCGGCGACATCGACGTACTGGGCGAACTGGTGGAAGGTCTACGGCTTAGGTGAGGTCGGATCATTGCAGGGCGTGGTCTTTGATGATTGGCAACAGGTGGACAACATCGACTTTGCTGGGGATAAGCTGGTAGCCATCGGTTTGGACTGGGGGTACACCAACGATCCCACGGCGGTGGTGGCGGTCTACAAGCGAGGCAGCGCTATCCTTCTGCACGAACTCATCTACCAAAACGGCCTGACGAATCAGGACATTGCTGGCCATTTGCGAAAGTTAGGCATTGGCAGGTCGTGGCCTATCATCGCAGACAGTGCTGAACCCAAGAGCATCGAGGAGGTGCATCGCCTCGGATTCAACATCCACCCGGCGACGAAGGGCGCGGATAGCATCCGCAACAGCATCGACATCTTGAAGCGCCAGCCGCTACTCGTGACGCGTGAATCGACCAATCTCATCAAGGAACTACGCAACTACACGTGGGACACAGACAAGACAGGTGCGTCGCTGGGAGTGCCGATTGACCGGTACAACCACGCCATTGACGCGGTGCGTTACGTCGCGCTCAACAAGCTATCAGCCAACGCTGGAGGTAGATACGTTATCATGTAGTAAATTTGCACCATGCACGCAGTCAAACACTTCTATCAGATGATCCTTGCCAAGCCGACGGCGTGGGAGGGACACGGCAACTTTGCGATAAACCTAACCGAGGCACTTAAGCCGAAGGTGACTGTCGACCTTGGCGTTGACTACGGATTCTCAACCTTTTGCTTTGCGGTGCTTGGATTCGGCAAGGTCTACGGCATTGATTCATTCGAGGGCGACGAACACGCAGGGAGGCGCAGCACATACGACCACGTCATGGGTTTGCGCGAAGACTTCCGGGCGACGTTGAATATGAAGAACCTTTACTTCATCAAAGGCTACTTCGACGACGTTGCCAAGCGCTGGGAAAAAAAGATCGACATATTACACATCGACGGCTTGCACACCTACGATGCTGTGAAGAACGACTACACGACGTGGCTGCCATTCCTCAACCCTAACGGCGTTGTTTTGTTCCACGACACTATCAGCTTTCCCCACGACGTTGGCAGGTTCTTCGCTGAACTGGAAGGGTATAAGCACAACTTTGAGCATTCGCACGGACTTGGCGTGTGGACGCAGAGCGAGGCGACGTTTCAGAAAATACAAAAGCTGCTATCATGAGCCTCCTGAACAAAATTACCGTAGACCAGTTCCAGCGCATTGTGTCGATTGAAGCCAACAGCATCTACACGACCAGCGACAAGAAGATCGGCGTTGTTGCCGTGATTGACAACGTGCCGATTGAGCAGGTCAAGAAGATGACGATTGCGGAGGTCAACAAGCGCTACGCAGAGATAAACGCCGCCAGCAAATCGCTATCAACGCTGGCTGCCAAGCAGTATGCTAAGGTTGCCGGCAAGTGGTATCGGTTTGAGTGGTTCATCGACGAGATCAGCGCGGGGCAGCTTGTGGAGCTTTATTCCTACGACATGACCAGCGAGCATGGCGTTATCGACAACTTGCATCTGATTTTGGCGACGCTATCGAGAGAGTGCAGGGTGTGGAAGTGGTGGCCGAAGGCATACGACGGCAAGGGACACAAGCAGCGCGCAGAGGCGATGTTGCAAATGAACATGGGTGATGTTTGGGGTTATGCCGCTTTTTTTTTGCAGCTTTCAGAGCCTTTGTTGACGATTATGCGGAAGTCTTTGACGGAGCAGGAGAGGAAGATGACAACGGCCAAGGCGTAAAGAAGCCGAACTACGGCTGGGTGGGCGTGGTCTACCGCATGGCGGGGAAAGATCCGCTGCGCATGGAGCAGGTCTTCAATATGCCTGCGCGAGAGTTTATGAACGCGCTCTTGCTGATGAAGGCGATGCCGTAGTGCATAGATTTCGGCGTTGCGATATTTACATTCATGAAGTTTACAACGGAGATAGAGGGCGACGTACTTGGCGTCGGCGCTGACGTCACCAAGGAGTTCAGCCTGTCTCGGTCTCCTGACGTGAACGCCGCGCTGATCAGGTGGATGCAGGATGTCATCAAGTTGACCGTTGAGGGCATCGATAGTGTTGACGCCAAGGCTACGCTCAATCTGCGTCAATCGGTAGGCTTCGCAGAGTTGCCTGTCGAGCAGAAGGTCGCGCAAGTCGCTATGGAGATGGCCAGCTACTGGAAGTTCGTCGAGTACGGTGTCAATGGCGTGCGTGTCAACAGGGGCGCGCCGTTCAGCTTTCGGAGTATCAACCCAAGTCCTTCGCACGTGGCAGCGATCCGCAAGTGGGCAATCGATAAAGCACTCGGCATCCCTGCTGACGAAATCGACGCGGCGGCGTACAACATCGCCAAGTCAATAAAACGCAGAGGCATCAAGGGGCGGCCATTCCTCAACCCAGTGCTAAGCGAGGCGAAGATGGACGAACTAGTGACAAGTATAGCGCAGGTGGTCGGCAAGGAAATATCAATTTCAATCAACGTATGAGCATAACAATAATATCCGCGCTGCCTTCGCTGCTTCCAGTCGGCAACAGCGACGTGGTGGTCGTGTCGAGCAACAACACCGCCTCCGCCAACTTCCGCTACGTCTGCGATGTGTCGGGATCGCTTTCGTCTGCGCGCTTGAAGTGCGACAAGCTGCCGACGACGAACAACGGCTTCTTCGGGGTTAGCAAAGTCGTTGAAACACTGATTGCGCCAAAGATACCACAGCTGACAAGCGGCTGGCAGGATGGCGGCTATGCTGTCAATGCCAACCTGACCTTCCGCGAGGAGTTCGGCACACCGCCTACGGTGGCGACAGGGGGCACTGCGTCGGCATCACTTATCGCGTGGCAGGCGGCCTTTCGCCAGCAGGACTATGCGGCCTATTCGCCGAGTGCGTACATTGCTGCGACGGTGTCAGGTGACACGCCAGCTATTAAGACGTTTAGCAACAGGCCAGTGACGGCAACGCTTGGATCGGGTGAGAGCGACTTCATCGGCGTACTCTCAAACGTGTCGGGCATTGCCCTACGCGTCACCTACGACGATGGCACGCCGCGTGCAGCCTTTCTCGTAACTGGAAGCACGTCGACTATCAGCAACATCATAAACGCTGGTCCATATGGCCTTTATAACCTAACCTCGTCGCAGTGTTCTGATGGCAGTGCCGGTAGCGTTAACTTCCCTGCCAATGGCGGCAAGATTGCGGTCTTGGTGACGTTCAACACGGCAGGCACGAATACGAGCGCGTTCAGCCGCACAGCTGCATACACCTACGTCATTGACAACTGCCAGCGATACAACGACCTGCGTGTTTTCTTCCGCAATATGTACGGCGGTGTTGATGGCTACACGTTTACCCGCATGAACAGGCAGCGTGTTGACGTTGACCGTAAGACCTACGGCTACAACGCCAGCGTCTACGGCAATGATGTCTACGACAAGCAGTGGTCGGTGACGTACCGCGACACCTACACGCTGAACAGCGACTGGCTCACCGATGCGGAGTTCAGCTGGCTTCAAGAGATGATATACGCTCCCGAGTGCTGGATTCAACTTGGCACGCAGCTGGTGCCGGTCATAGTGCAGACCAACACCTACAACATCCGTAAGCGCGTTGTTGACAAATTGCAGCAGATCAGCGTTGACGTTCAGGTTGGCTACGAAAACACCGCGCTATGAGTAACGTCAAATTCGTCTGCTACCCTGATGCCGATGCGCCTTCGTCAGGCTTTGACCTTGACGTTTCGGGTGACACCGATATTGCCGTCACTTTCAGCGTTCAGGACTTGGCTGATGTCACCAAGCGCAAGGGTGCGTTCAGCAAGACGATTGCGCTGCCCTCAACGAGGGGCAACGACGCGGCCTTCCGCCACGCATACAACGTGCAGAGCTTCGTGGGTGGCTTCACGCCAAACAAGCAGGTAAAGTGCGCGGTGTGGAGTGACGGCGTGCAGGTCTTTGCTGGCACTATGCAGCTATTGTCCATGAGCGTGACCAAGGGGCAGGCGACTTACGAGGTCGCTATCTACGGCGAGGAGGTCGCGCTATTCAGCAACATGGCCGACGTTAAACTTGTTGACACTGTCGGTGTCACCGGCATGAACCACACCTTTAGCGTTTCGCTGGTGACTGGCAGCTGGGATGACACCTTCAGCGACGGCAGCGGATATGTCTATGGCATCATCGACGCTGCAGGTCACTTTCATTGCTACGATGTCAGCAATCCATTAGGGCCGCTTGCGCCGCTGTTCAGCTCGGTGACGCCAATCTTTGACAGGCTGATTCCGATTGAATTGATGCGGCCAAATATCTGGGTTAAGAAGATGGTTGACTTGATCTTCGCGCAACACGGCTATCGCTATCAGTCGGCTTTCTTTGACAGTCAGGAGTTCGAGCGTATGGTCATCCCTTACGCTGGCGACGCTTTCGCGTATGCGAGTGGATCGAATAAGTGCTATGTTGGCAGCGAAGAGGTCACATGGGATACGGCGCAAGAAAAGACAATCATCTTTGACCAAACTGGCGATCCATTCTTCAACGGCGACGATGGCAAGTTTAACACCACAAATGGCATTTTTACGGCCAGCAGCCAATATGCAGGTAAGTATCAATTTAGGTTTGAAGGGTTATTTACTGGTGCATCCGGAACAACAACTTTGGTGATTAGCGCAAGAGATAGCAGCGGCAATTTATTGAAAGACATTTATGGCGATGATATAACATACACTCAAGCTATCGGTGCTTTTTCACGAGGACTGTCTTTAGATCGCACTTTAATACTTAGCCCAAGTCAAACGCTAAAAGTTACAGTCAGTTCGGACACGGCAGGGTTGACGTTAAACGCATCGACAGTTCAGATTAGCTTACTGGAAACATTTAGTCGAG